CGGCGCAAGAAGCGTATTATTAATTTGTTCACCCTTACCTTTGTGAGGGGGATGATTAAGACTAAAAGCCTTGCCCATTGAATGAGCTTCAACCTAAAATAGATGACCAACTAAAATCATCTAGCAAGTTGGATAAGATCGGTAGTTACATTGGTCCTTTCATCATATTTTATATGGTAATCCCATTAAAATACATTGAATCCTGGACATGGCCTACTGTACAATACTGAGTATAACAAAATATACGGGTATTGAGTTTGAGATTAAAACTCTCACGGGTAATATTGCCTTACTTGGCGTTTTACCTAGCTTATCCCTTTACTTAATTTAAGTTTATTGAACTTCATCATGATTCTTTTCATGAGATCACTTTCAACGGCTTTTTGAGGATATCTAGGAGAAGGTTGATTAAACTTCCCTTTATGTTCTTGAGCAAGCGTTCTAAAGTGTGAACGTATAATACTCGCACGTTTCAGTAATAGTGAAGATCCTAATGTAATGATATCATCAATAGGTCTGAACTCTGAGGCATTGTGTGATTCAGAAGAAATATCTTCGAGATCAACAAGACAAGTCCAAAGAGTTTCAAGATCTAATGATTGATCAAAATCATAAGTATCTTTAACAGTTACGACAGTTTGATCCCAACTATTGTGAATATCTTCATACAAGGGCATCATTAATGCCTGAAGAGGTTCTCCTAGTTCTTCCCAGGCCTTTACAAAGTAAGGGTCTGTTAGAAATTTATCTTGGAAGGAAGGATCAAAACGGGAATGGATCGATAACATACTAAAGAAGAATGACTTAAATTCAGATGGATTTCGAGGTAAGTAACTCTGTTTAACAGAATTAGCTGTTTTACGACCTAAATCCTTTAAGTAATCTAATTGTTCTGAAATAATGGTAAGATTCCCTGCTTTGTTAAAAGCAGAGGAAGTAATCCATTCTTTATAAGTATTTAACTTAGAAAATATCATCTTAGGATAAGACATCAAAAGCAATGCTTTTGACATACTTTTACCCAATTTGGTATATCTAGTATTAATACGAGATAAAGCTTTATATCCATGACCCAGAAATGATAAGAGTTCAGAAATACGAATAGTTCTGAATCTTTTAATTCTACTAAATAACTGTAGTAATCCTCTTATGTCATATTTGGCTACGGCCATTTCTCTGAATGAGAGACCGGAAACATCTTCGTATTTGTAAACAAAACGTTTAGCAAATTCAAGAGATCCATTATCAGAAAGAACGGACTTGGATAAATTTATCTCAATATCCCATTCTTTTGCTAATGCCAAATAAGCAGCAGCAACTCGTTTGTCGGCGATAACTAAGTCGTCACCGAGTACTAGATAAAAGGAAAATTCTCTATAACCAACGCGAAGCGCGGCTATACGAACCATAATATGGTGAGTTAAGGCAAGCATCGCCCACGAAGACAGAGCTCCCATGGGTTGGCCTGCTGCATATTTAATAGCATGCACATACGGCAACTGTAATCCATCATTACCAGCTTTACTTAATTTCAGAAGAAGAAAAGGGTTTTCCTTTTCTTTCTCAGGATCAATACCTAAAGCACTACAAGTTATTGCTTTTGGATCCCATACAGGGGTAGATAGTTTATACCATCTACTTGTAAGGAATTTTGACCAAACAGCTCCAACCTTTCGTTCAGCAAAAATATCTAATATTTGAGCTTGAGCGGATACTGGAATACGGTCAGTGGCAGCAGTTAAATCAAAAGAATAAACTTCTTTAATTTTATTGTTGCGTAAACGTTCCACAAATGTACTCAACGTCAAATCTTGATCGTGAGTCGCATCCTCAGGTATTTTTCTAAGAAAATTAAATATCGCTTTATGTAATGGAGATAACAACCATTGGGTAAAGCAATCAACCATTGCAAAGACTCTTATTTTCCCTGCAGGCTCAACTTTAAAGGATAATTTTCCTAAATAGAGTGAGTTTAGAGAAACTTCATCGGATTGAGAGTTTTGATCGAAATCAAAATCATCTCTAATTCGGTATAATACTTCGGACGGAAAGTGTGTAACCGCTGATTGACAGAATTGAATCATTCTGACAATAGGGTTCATTGGCTTGTTACCTCCGATGTATTTAAATCTTACAATAAGTTCAAATGCAGTATTCCACATTTTATTAAAGGAATATGCTCTTAAAGAACCAATTACAGCGTATATAGAAGTAGAATAAGACGAAATGTTCTTATCCGCAACTGGTACGTTAATTGTATTAGGTGACGAAGATGCAATCCAAAAAGTACGCAAAGCGTCTTTGGTTACATCGACTGCAACATTAGACTTAAATTGTTGTTTAAGTGATAATGTAGCTCGTTCTAACTCGTTAGTATTGATTATAGCCTTTGACGGCGTTATGATTGTAGATATTTTAAGTCTACCAGTATAATCGATTACTCGATATAAACTGAACAAAGTCAACCATAATCTAATATATAGCAGGTTTCCTTCACGGATCTTCGATCTATGAAGTTTTGGAATGATACGAGGTAAACCCCGATTCGTTCTAGAAACCGCTACACCAAGTACTTGTGTTGAAGAGTGCTGTGCACCCGCAAGGGCTTGCATTAGTAACGAAACACAACTTTTAAGGTACTTAGCCACGTAAGATGGCCCATTATGTTTATTCAGATAATATAAATATCGAACATAAGTTATAATAACTTTAACCCAAGAATTTGTGATAGAGCCTTTCACGAGTAACACACCTCGCAAGAGGTGGTTTACCAGTGGTCGCCCCGCTTTTACACGAAGCATACCCGAAAAAGAGGGTACTAATAATTTAATAATACGAAATGAAAAGTTGTTAAAAGAATTTAATAATTTTATCATAAGTATTTTATATTTATATGTACCATTTTTCCTTCAGTTTCCTCCTTTCAGAGGGCTGCAGGTAGGTTATACAACCTTGGATGGTTCCAATTTAGGATCGATAGCTATTTGTCAATAGTATTATTATCACCCACTACTCATTGACCTCAGTGAGGCCCTTTTCGTAATATAATAAGGGACTAGTGGACACCAACTAACACCTAACATCTTTTCAGATGGTATAATAGGCGCATAGGATGATAAAACATCAAGAAGCTTGACGTATGTCACTATCTCGCTATGAGATAAGATAGAGCAGTAATGCC